AGGATCTGTATCTCTGATGAGAACACGAAACAAGACCTCAGTACAAGACGTTCAGACGTGGCCAACACGCTTCGTAAATGGTTTTAATAGACCATGTACGGGCGTGGGGGTCACTAATAACGGAACCATAACTGGTTCTTCGCACGTTCTTGCGTTCACAAGTGAACGTATGACCGATGCGCTCGGCAAAGGGGTAAGTCACCCGGTGGTGCATAGATCTATTCGGTCGACCGCAAAGTCGCCCGGAGGACCTATGCGCTTCCCTGGTGCTATGCCCGGTGTTGGCAATGGAGTGGGCGTCATTGAAAAAGACGACCAAGGACAGCACTGTGCAGTTATTGCAGAGTCTGTCGCCTCCGGTTGGAACACTTGGGATTTGAGTAGTAATACTCAACTCCCGCCGCGCTGGACTGAGGATGTCACCGCTATCGACGAATCAGCTCTAAGGAGCCGGGTTCTTGACGCAGCGCGCCAGCTAAAAGCTGACGTTCTGCTGAACCTAGTCGAGGCCAACCAGATAGCCCCAAGCGTCGCGTCGATTGCCGGTTCGTTGCCTAAAATGGCCGCGAACTGGAAAAAGATACGCGAAGTGTTGAGGACCGCGTCGGGTGCTTATCTTGCCTGGAAGTTTGGGATCTCTCCCATTCTTTCTGACATTATGAGCATTCAACGCTTCTGGCCAAAGCTAAAAGCGAGTGTCAAACGTCATGGAGACATGGAGCTGTCTAGGTTTTCGGCACAAGCCGTCACCAAGATGTCTCTGGTTTCCAATCCGTACGTCAGTTACTACCCCATTGGGGGAGTAGACTGTCTTGCTCAAACCTGGCAAGGGAGAGTCCTTAAGACTCCCCAAATCAGGTACGTTCTTGTAGTAAAACCAACGACAAAATATCATTCTTCAGTCTTTAAGACTGCAGATGCTGTAATGTCGCGGTTCTCTACGTCACCGGCCAGTCTAGCATGGGAGTTAGTTCCTTTCTCCTTTGTTGTGGATTGGTTTGTTGACGTACGAGGTGCCCTTAGTGCAGTGGACAACCTCTTAGGGTATTCTCCCTATGAGATTCATTCATTCACTAGGTCGCATAGCTACGCGGTTGCGGCCGACGCCACATTGGACGTTAAAAGTCCTTGTGGCGGCGTTCTCAATCGGTTCTCGTGTACAGTCGAGTGCAATCACTACGACCGGTCTCTTGCGTCTGGTTCGGCTATGCCGAACTGGACGCCCCGTTTCGGAAAAAATCAAGCTGCCATTTCGGTAGCTTTGATCACTCAGGCGCTCGCGCGCACTGGTGCGAATCGGGTGATTAAAAGATAGGTGTAAAACCTGAGGATAACGACAATGTCGAAATCATCAAAGTCTAATGTTAAACCTGTTAGTCCCTTAGCCGGTATGAGGATCTCTCCTCAGCCGTCTAGCGCACAACTTAGTGCGTTAGACAACCGACGCCCAGTTACAGCCAGCGCGCTTAAAGCGTTCTTGCTGTCGCCGGGATGGGGCGCTAATGAAATCTGCTTTGCTAGCGTCTCATTTATTGAGGCGTTTTGCAGAAAAGATCTCACTGTAGATGAGATTCGAGTAGTTGACCAAGTGGTCTCCTACTTTAATCATCATGCTAATGGAAAAGAGAAACTTCAGCTTGAGGCAGACGCCGCACGAACAGTGCAGCGATACTACCCTGAGCCGTTCTCCAATACCACAGCGGGTCTAACAAACTCATCCGTCTCCTGCAAAGGAGGCGGATAAGATAAAGACTCGGTGATGTCCTTTGGACTAACCGGGTTTCCTATCTTGCTTCAACCACAACAATAAAATACCATGGATGCCGACCAAACCTACAACTCAATCGTCTTTGTAAAGTCTTACGACAACAAGGACGAATCCAAACGCCAGTCCATTGCGCGCGGGATTAATACCCCGGACGTGATGTACATTCGCAGCCAAGATTACGTTGACTCCACGACTAAAATCGCGGGGAAACGTTATACTTGTCGCGTTGAGCGTCATGATCTGGATGTGAACAACGCGAAGATCATATCTTCATTTTCGTTCACATTTCAAGTTCCGTCGACTGCTGCTGGAGCTTCAATCACCACTCTTGTGGCGACGGCTCGTGCAGTGATCGCGGACGCTGATCATATTGAGGACATCTTGAACGACGAGAAGTAATTCTCGTTTTCTTGATGAGGCGGAAGCTAGACGATCCTTGCGGATCTCTATCTTCGTAAGAATGGCCAGGCTACGTGGTACTCCATGTAATATGCATTCGATTGAACGCACATATATTAGTCTGCTGGCAGATGTGGCTCGCATCAGCGGATACTCTGAAATACGAGGATCTTATGACGGGCTGCAATGGTGTCTCCATGAGGCACCTAAGCTAGAGAAGCATGTTTTGGGTTGCATTGAGACTGGGAGGAATCCCGATCTCGACACCTTCCCAAAATGGCTGAGGAGATTAGCAGGCGGATCCGTTATGGATCCGACAAAACTGCGTCTTCTTCGTCAGCTTCTGCTGTTCTGCTATAAGGCCTACGTTACACATGACAAGCAAACAACTGAAAAATCGTTTCAAGATTTTCTTGAAACTAACCGTGGTGTTAGGGAGTTTGGCAATAGCCTTTCGAGGCTCTCGCCTTCACTCCTCAATACCGTTCGTCGTCACGTTCAGTCAGTACTATATCGGTTTCGCGAGAAGGCTATTACGCCATCTCACGGGCCCGGTGCGGTTACCACCTCGAAAGAGAAGTGGACGTACATCTACTCTACTATAGAGTCTATGTACCCGTACAGCGACTGGTATTCCTTGTTTTACAACAGGGATCAACTTGCTCGCTGGGATAGTACCGACTATCGTGAACTCATAGAGGCTAAACTCATTGCTGTCCCAAAAGACAGCAGGGGTCCTCGCCTCATATGTGTTCATCCCTCTGAGTCCATTTGGATTCAGCAGGGCATTCGACGGGAACTAGAGCGCACAATTGCGCTCTATCGGCATCAACCTGGTCCGTGGCCGAGAGGTCACATCCATTTTGATGATCAGTCTGTTAACGGAAGGATTGCTTTATCTTCAAGTCTAGATAGGCGTTATGCCACTCTAGATATGAAAGAGGCGTCCGACCGGATATCGGATGTCCTCGTACAAATCCTTTTTGGATCAAAGTACAAGGCATTCGGGTGTTGTCGGGCTCAGAAGTTCTTCATTCCGAGACAAGGGAACCAACCTTTGTTAAAGGGTGATTTGCACAGCTACGCTCCGATGGGGAACGCAACTACGTTTCCTGTCCAGAGTTTAGTCTTCTGGGCCATATGTGTAGCATCATTACAGCGCCGTGGGTTTCATCAACCCGGCGATGTATATGTGTTCGGTGATGACATCATAGTCCCATCCGAGTGCGCCGAGTTCGTCATTGACGATCTCGAAAGCTTCGGTCTGCTCGTCAATAGGACAAAATCCTTTTGGCGAGGGGCCTTTCGCGAATCCTGTGGCGTTGACGCCTATAATGGCGTTGACGTTACCCCAGTTCGTTGGAAGACCACACTAGATGCCGAACACGTTCAGGGATTGCAGTCTCTTTCGGATATGGCTATGCGCTTGCGCATGGCCGGATACGAAGAGGCTGCATCTATGACATACCAGACGCTACGTGAACGCTTTCGATCTCGCTATGGTAGGGACCTGTTCTTAACGAACAACCCTAACCATGGCGGAATCGCTGAGTTTTCATTCTGTGACTCATTGGTTTTTCGCGATGCCTATTGGCATCGTGATTATCAGTGGTACCACAGTCCCGTCTGGCGCCTCGAGTTGCCTGAGGAAAGCCTCAAGCATTGTGATTGGAATCACGTCCTCGAGTCAGTATGTTCCTTGGAGCATACTGGTCGTAGCTCGATCCCTTCCCGACTCTTCTCTCGAAGAGTGAGGCTGAATCGAGGGTG